TACAAATGGATATGTGGAGTGTGGACTTTTTAAGACCATTCCAAACTACTGATCTTGCAAAAACTGGTGACGCAGACAAGAAGCTACTCTTAACTGAGTACACTTTATGTGCAAAAGCACCTAACGCAAACTTTGGTATATTTAACTTAACTGCATAATTGTAGTTAAAGGACAGGGAGGGTTTTATGCCCTCCCTTTTTAATAGAGAGGAAACAATGACAGTATTTGCAAACAAAAAACATTCATCAAGACTTTATAAAGTTGTTGCTAATGCAATTAAAAAAGATCAAACAATCTCAAAAGGTCTTGGTAAAAGACAATCCAAACAGACATCAGCTGGTGATCGTAAGTATGATCCGATGTTAAGTATGAGAAGCAACCAAGGAATAGAGATTAACGACACAGTTGATATGATGATTGCTAAAGCTATAAAGTAATGGCTAAGAAATTCTCACTTAATGATCCAGGAGATCAAGCATCTGTAAAAACTAATCTTATTGTAGATGAAGCTGAGAATAAATATCATATTGAAAACTATCAAGATCAAGCAACTATTAAAGAAATCTTAGACGCAAACAAATTAGCACAAAATGAAGGTGCATATAAGTCTAAGGCTATGCAAAACGAAAAAGGTTATCGAGTTGCAAGACTACCAAACATAGTTGTTCATCAACTAGCTAAAAAAGGAATACTAAATTACAATGGTAAAGTCCTTGATAAGCCTAGATTTTTTAGATGGTTAAACGACTCAGATAACAGACACTTTAGAATATATACAGGAAACCTATAATGGCACTAGACACTTTTGATAATTTAAAAACAACAATAGCAAGTTATCTTAATAGAAGTGATTTGACAGCAAACCTATCTGATTTTATCAGACTTACTGAAGCTAGACTGAACAGAGAGCTAAGAGTAAGAGAAATGGTAAACACAGACACATCTATAACAACTGTTGCTGGAACTCAAAGCTATGCTTTACCAACAGGCTATTTAGAGGCAACCACAGTTATATTTCAAAGTGATCCTTATTGTACTTTACGATTTATAAGTAATTCTGATTTTTATAATAAATATAATGATAGTCAAAGTAGAGGTAAGCCACAGTTTTTTACTATAGTTGGAACAAATATCCTTTTAGGCAGAGCTCCAGACTCAGCGACTACTCTACAAATAAATTTTTATAAAACACTATCTGCATTGTCAGATAGTAATTCAACTAACACAATTTTAACAAATTATCCTGAATTGTATTTGTATGGTTCACTAGCAGAAGCAGCACCCTTTATAATGCAAGACGAAAGACTAAACACCTGGGGTAATTTATATAAAGAAGCTATTAAAAATGCTAATGAAACATCTTCAAGAGGATCAACAACCACATCACCACTACAGATGTCAACACCACAGGTGGCATAGATGATTGAGTTCGGTGATTTACAAGCTGATCTTCCTACTTATAAGAACTCAGGTGCTCTTAAAGTAGATAATGTGATCCCTTTGAAAAAAGGTTATCAAGCTCTTCCAGGTTTCCAAGCATTGACTACAACAGGATTATCAAATGCTGCTGTGGGATTATTTACAAGTTTTAGCACCGGTGGTTCTACAAACTATGCTGGTGATAAGACCAAACTTTATCAAATGAACTCTTCATTAGTGTTTATAGATAAAAGCAAATCTGGTGGTTACAACAACTCTACTACAGAAAATGCTAGAGACTTTTGGGCCTTTACACAGTTTGGCTCAAACATTATTGCTACTAATTTTGCAGATAATATACAAAAGTTTGAAGAAGGTGTAGATAGTGCCTTTAGTGATCTTGTATCATTAAAAGCTAAGTTTATAGCTGTTATAAGAGACTTTGTTGTTTCTGGTTTTACAAATGAATCAGGTGTTGTTTACAACCAAAGAGTAAAGTGGTCAGGTATTAATGACAGCTCTACATGGACTCCGAGCCAAGCAACACAGTCAGGATTTCAAGACATAGTTGGTAGTCATGGAAATATCCAAGCGATTGTAGGTGGTGAGTCTGCTGGTGTGATCTTTATGGAAAAGGCAATCTACAGAATGTCTTATGTAGGTGTACCCCTTATATTTCAGTTTGATAAGATTGCAGATAACATTGGAGCTTTTGCACCTAAATCAGTAGCTTCTTATGGAAACCAAGTATTTTTCTTAGCACAAGATGGTTTTTATAAACTAACTGGTGGTCAGCAACTAACACCGATAGGCAATGGTCGTGTTAATAACTTCTTCTTTGATGATTTATCATCAAACCTAGATGGTATCACAAGTGCTATAGATCCTAACAACTCTATAGTTGTGTGGTCATATCGAGGTGGTGGTGCTACAGGAACTACTAATAACAAATTTGTTATTTATAACTATGCAGTAGATAAGTGGAGTACAGGAAGTGGATTAGATTTAGAGTTCATATCTAGTGCCTCTCAAGAAGCATTTACAACTTTAGAGAGTTTAGATGTGTTAGGTAATCTTGATAACTTAACTAAATCACTTGACTCTTACTTTTACAAAGAAGGTATTGTTGGTCTAGCTGGTTTTAATAGTGAACATAAATTTGGAAAGTTCTTAGCTACTAGCCTCTCAGCTACAGTAGATACAACTGAGTTTGAAGGTGCTGAAAATAAAAGATCAACACTTATTGAGTGCAGACCGATAGTAGATGGTACATCCAATACTACAGTCACAGTCACACCCATAACAAGAAATTCACAGCTTGATAGTATATCTGTAGGCAATGCAGTATCGACTAATGATAGTGGTTCATGTCCTTTAAGATCAACATCCAGGTATCATCGAGTTAGAGTAAATGTGACAGGAAACTTTAACACCCTTAGTGGTGTGGATATAGAAGCGAGACCTGAAGGTGGCAGATAATCAGTTTCCTTTTGTGCCTTTATCGATACCAGATCAAGGACAACACTTACGATTAGTTTCAACATCATTGAATAATACAATCAATGGAAAGTTAAACAGTACAGGAACAATAACACTAAGAGCAAGTCAAACTACATCTACTCTTACAGACGCAAGAATAGGTGGTAATTCGATTATATTGTTTATGCCAACAACTGCGAATGGCAGAACAGCTTTGAATGGACTTCATGTTTCTGCAAGAGCCAATGGTAGTGCAACCTTAACCCATGCGAGTTCAGGAAACACAGACCAAAACTTATCTTACTGTGTCATTGGATAATCTTATCACTAGAGTTCCTAGTGAGGATGTTGAATTTATATGGAGTCAAGTAGCTCCATTATTAGAGAAAGCATTAGACGAAACATACACTATTCAAGATATATTGTATGGACTCGCTAATGATCGAATGCAACTATTTATTAGTTGGCACGATAAAAAAATAGAAAGTGCTGTTGTTACTGAAATAGCAGCCTACCCACAGTCTAAAGTCTTACGATATTTCTTAGCTGGAGGTACTAATCTAGAGAACTGGTTAGAAAGAATACAAACAGTTATAGAAAAATTTGCAAAAAGAGAAAATTGTACTCATATCGAAGTCGCTGGTCGAAAAGGTTGGGTACGAAAATTGAAAGGATTTAAAGTTAAAGCATACTTACTTAATAAGGAAATATAATCATGTCAAAAGGATCAAACCCAACAAATGTAACTACAACAACATCAAGTGAACCATCAGAGTTTATTAGACCATATTACACCCAAGCTATTGATGCAGCACAAGATTTGTACGAAAACCCTGATATACCATCATTTTTTCCAAATAATACTTATGTTGATTTTGCACCAGAAACTTCAACTGCTTTACAATTAGCAAGTGCGAGAGCCTTACAAGGCAATCCATTATTAGGTTCTTCTCAACAAGAAATAAATAAAGTTTTACAAGGTGATTATTTATCACCTACTACTAATCCATATTCACAAGCATTGTTTAATCAAATGGCTGGTGATGTAACATCACAAGTACAATCACAGTTTAGTAAAGCTGGAAGATTAGGATCAGGTGCTAACCAAGAAATACTCGCTAACTCTTTAGGCAGATTAGCTAATGAAGTTTATGGCGATCAATATAATCGTGAGAGAGAAAATCAATTAGCAGCTACTCAGATTGCACCTCAACTTGGTGAAATGGATTATAATGATATAGGAAGATTACAACAAGTCGGTCAAGAACGAGAGAGCTTAGAAATGGCAAAGCTGCAAGATGCTATTGCTCGATATGACTATGGCCAAACACAACCCTATCAAAAGTTAAATTACTACTTAGGTTCATTAGGTGCTGCTGTTCCTTCAACAACTGTATCAACACAACCGGTCTTTAGAAATACTGGTGCTGGATTACTTGGTGGTGCAATGACAGGAGCTAACCTAGCTGGAATGATACCTGGACTCGGTGCTGGTATGGGAGCTATTGGTGGTGGA